GATTTGATGCAAAAGATATCCAATTCAATAAGGGTGGCTATGCCCGCTTCCATCGAGAGCTACGATTTCAAGACGCAAAAAGCCGATATAAAGATTGATATGCAAGAGTTATATCACAATGTTATATTTTGATAGAGTATGTAAGGTTGTAATTGAGGGTGCTAAGGTAATTACTATTGAAAATAGTAAAATACAATTCGAGATTATTAAATCTAAAAATGCCAAAGAAAATACTGCAAAGGTTGAGATTTATAACCTCGCCCCAAATACTAGAAAACTTATAACGGAGCAAGAAGCTTTAGTTAGAATTTTTGCAGGCTATGCCCAAAACAAGGGTTTAATAGAAATAGGACAGGGTGATATCTCTAAGGTAAAACACAACAGAGATAAAACCGAGGTGGTTACTGAAATTTATATGGCTGAAGGAATAAGAAAAATTAGAGATAATCCAATCAGTATTAGCTTTTCAAGTAAGTCCAAACTGAAGCTTAGCAATATACTAGATAATTTAAGGACAAAAAGTAATAATCAATTTGATTTTAGACTGATAGATGTTGACGATAGTAAGACTATTGATAATGGATATTCTGACCTTGGGTCTCTCGATCAAATACTTAATAACCTAAGGCTGCAATTTGGGTTTGAGTGGTCGGTGCAGAATGGTATTATCACTATAAAAGGAACTAAGAAATCCGTTGCAAATGAGATTATGTTACTCACTCCTAAAAATGGATTAATCCTTCACCCAGAATCTGTAAAACATGTTTCTAGGAGGTTGGAAAAATCTAGTATTACTAAACAAGATAGAAAAGTAAACTCTATACAAGCCTTACTACAACCTCATTTACAAGTTAACGATATTATCGCGATTGAGAGCCAAGATTTAAAAGGCAAATATGAGATACAGAAAATAACTCATAAGGGTGATACTAGAGGCAATGATTGGTATAGCGATATGGAAGTGATTGCAGTATGAAACGTAATGTAATTAGAATGTAATTAAAAGGGAAGAATGAGTAAAGGACAAGCTGAGATAATTAATGATTTGATGCAAAAGATATCCAATTCAATAAGGGTGGCTATGCCCGCTTCCATCGAGAGCTACGATTTCAAGACGCAAAAAGCCGATATAAAGATTGATATGCAAGAGTTATATCACAATGAGACAAGTTTAGACTATCCAGTACTGTCTGGCGTACCAGTAATCTTCCCTAGATGCGGCGGAGCTTCAATTACTATGCCCATTAGCAGAGGTGATACTTGTTTAGTTATGTTTTTAGATCGGGATAGTACGTCATGGTTATTAGGTGGGAAGGGACTTAAGCCTAAAAGCATGAGAAGCCACCATTTGAGTGACGCTGTAGCTATTATGGGTTTAAGCCCTTTCACGTCTAAAAGCCCGTCTAAGAATAATACTGATATGCTTATTAGTTTTGACGGTTCATTCATTACATTAAAGCCGAAAGGGACAATAGATATACATACGGTAAGGGAAGTTAATATAAAAACAGAAAATGTAATAATCAATTGCAAGACTGCTTTTGTAAAATCAGAGGAAACAGTTGCCGTAGAATGCAAGTCAGCTAGTGTCAAAGCCCAAGAAAACATTGCAATTGAATGCAAAACGGCTAATATTAAGGCAACTGAAATTTTAAATAGCGAGTGTCAAACCTTAATGGCAAAAGTTAGTGAGTCTGCTTCGATAGAATGTCAGAATGCTAGTATTAAAGCGACTGGTACTATTAATACCGAAACACCTACTTTTACTCAAGTTGGTAACATGAAGATAGACGGTAATGTTGAAGTAACAGGTACTAGTACATTGACTGGTAACGTTGATAGTACATCTACTATTACAGGCAATGCAATTAAGACAAGCAGCGGCAAAGATTTAGCTACTCATACTCATATGTATCAAGATGTTTCAACAGTAACTGCTCCTCCAAGCGGTGGCGCATGTGTTGTTGTCAAAGTTCCTGCAAACTCAGGTCAAACAAATTAGGAAAATATTATGTTTAAAAAAGACTTATTATTATCTAGTGACCACGATTTAGCAATTATAGACTTTGATCTTCAGTTAACAACTGACCAGCAAGCTGTTGCCCAGAGAGTGAAGCAGGCGTTGCTCTTGTTTAAAGGAGAGTGGTTTTTAGATCGGGATTTAGGCGTGCCTTATTATGAAGATATCTTAGGTACTAAGAATTCAATTGATACTGTTCGTGCTATCTTTGTAAACACTATTAGAGCAGTTGATGGAGTGAAGGATCTAACGGAGTTTAATATAGAGTTTAATGATGCTACTAGAACTCTTAGTATTAAACTAACTATTATTGATGATTTAAGTAATGAGATAAATATTGAATTATGAGCAAACAATACGGATTAACTCCAGAAGGATACAAGACTAAGCCATTTGATGTTATGGTGACGGAAGTAGAGGAGGCTTTGACTTCTTCACTTGGGAGCATTAATCTAACTCCACCATCGGTATTCTCTGTTTTAATAAATACCTTTTTAATCGAGGTTGCTAAAATTGATTTAAAGGGTGAGGAAATATATAATGCTTGCTATCCAAATACGGCAACTGGATATAGTTTAGACGGCATCGCTGACTATAATGGTATAAAGAGACTAGCCGCTACTAATTCAACTGTTACAGCTCAAGTAAATGCGATTAACTACACTACTATTCCTATCGGTAGTGAAGTTTTGATAGAAAATACAAATAATATTTTGCTATTCCCTCAAACTATTACAGTAAATAATGAGCGATGCAATTCTATAGTACTTGAAGTTATCGATAATACGCTTAATGAATATAAAGTAATAATAAATAACGTTGAATATACATACGAAAAGCCAGATTTAGCATTTACCTCTGATATTGCGGAAGGATTGAAATTATTAATTGCCGCAAATACTAGTCTGATTGTTACTAGAGTAGAATCAATACTTACTATTATGTCAGTTGATTACTTATCTTTGTTTACTTGTTTTGCTACAGAAGAGATAGCAATTAATAGCTGTACCACTAATGTAGATTTAATTGCAAAAGAAGCTGGAGCAATAGCCATCCCTGAGAAAAGCGTAACTACTATTCAGACACCTATATCTGGCTGGATATCAGTCAATAACTTAACAGCTGGTTTAACTGGTCGTGATTTAGAAACTGACATTGAACTCAGGACAAGGAGAATAAAATCAATAAAATTCTCTGGTAGCGGAACTGTGGAAGCCATGAAAGCCAGATTATTAAATATAACTGGCGTTACTTCGGTAAAGATACTTGAGAATGTTACTGAAGTCACCGATGTAAACGGGTTACCTCCCAAAAGTTTTGAAGCTTTAGTTTTAGGTGGAACAGATATACAAATTGCTAAGATGATCTGGTTAGTTAAGCCCGCTGGTATAAAAACTTATGGAAACACGGAAATAACTGTACTTGATTCAGAAGGTAAGAACCAAATTGTATATTTTTCTAGGTCAATAAAAGTATATGTTTTTGTTAAGGTAATTATTACAAAAAATAGTGATTTTATTCCTGATTCTATTCCCGCTATAAAGCAAAATATCGTCAATCAAATATTAAAGGTTGGTTTGGGAGAGCCAGTAATATATCAATCTCTCTTTGCAGGGGTTTATGCCGTTGATGGTATTACTAACGCAAGCATAACAATAGGTGGAACTCTTGTGGAAACTGATATTCCTGCTTATACAGCTGCAAACATTATAGTCTTGCCTTCACAAATAGTAACGACCGATATTAATAAAATCACGATTGAAGTATTATGAGTGTAGCAGCCCTACCTGAACCTGAAAATCATTTGCAAGCAATTCTTAGCTATGATTTAGAGCAATATAAAGAGAGTAAGCTTTTATCCGTCTTAATGAAAGCTCTGATATCTCAATTACAACGTACGGAAGACACATTTTTAGATTTACAATTAAAGAGATTTATTCCAACAGCATTCGGCTACACATTAGATCTTATGGGGAGTATCGTTGGAGAGTTGCGTAACTTTAAAAATGATAACGATTACCGTACGGCTATTTTGGTAAGGGCATTGATAAATAACGGCGGCGGTACTCCTGAGGATATCATCTCTGCAATAAGCATATTTTATGCACCCAAAAAAATAGAATATAGCGAGATGTATCCTGCTAATTTTTCTTTATTTGTACAAACCGATTATATCGTTCCGCCAGTAGGAAGTATCGGGCTATATGGCATAAGAAGTTTAGTAAACTCCATAAAACCAATGGGAGTGGGGGAATTTACTATCTTGGCAATTGGAGGAGATAATATTTTTAGGTTTAGTGAATCTAGTAGCGAATTATTGAATTTTTTAGTAAACTCAACCCTTGAACAAAACCTTGATATCAACGAAACTACTGGGGTATCACCACTATTAGTCGAAGCGGATACAATATCATCTTCTGCTGGAAGTTTTGGTTTTGGAGAATTTATATTAGCATCGTCAAAAGTAGTTGGCGGCGGAACTTTAGCAGAGGTTATCAATTATGCCTGAACCAGTAAAACCAGTATTCCCTGCATGGGCAAGGTTAACAGTGGAGAATCCCACTAATAAAGAACTCAATGTATATGAACCTAGTGAGCAAAAAAAAGATTTAGGCTGGGATTTAAATGAAGTGCCTCCTAGGCAACATTTTAATTGGTTAGGCCGTCAAACTAATCTTGCTCTTGAATATCATGATTATCATTTAAATCGTCCTAAGATTTATACTATTGCTACATTACCAGCGGCAGTTGACAATATTGCTCGGATACTATTTGTGAGTGATTCTGGCGGAGGTATTTTGGCTTATAGTAACGGCACGGTATGGAAAAATATAACAACTGGAAACGTGGTATCATAAATGAGCGGCAAACAAATTACTGAATTAGAAAGTACCAATGTATTTGCAGAGGGGGATCTTTTACTCACTAGAAAAACAACTAGTGGCACAGATAAAAAGATTAACTATACTGATCTTATCGAGAGTATCGGTAATCCCGCAATAGATGGTTTTGTAGCGATTGTAGACCCTTTGGATTCTAATACGGTAATATTAACCCCCGCAAACGGAGCAAAAATACCTCGTTACTTTGTTGGCATGAAAATATCTTTTGTTTCACCAATTACAAGTACTGGGAATGTAAAAATAAAAGTAGGCAGTTTGACGGCTAAAGATTTTGTCCAGTATCAAACCACTGTGACAGTTGGATTGCAAGTAAATGATTACGTAGAAGGAGTGTTTATTACTGATAAATTTCATAGAGTTAATGATCTTCGCTCGGTAGCTAATATTTATTCAAATGAATACAACGTAATATTAACAACAATAGATCCTAGCAATCAATTTACTACGCTAAATTTAGTTTCTTCTATCGGTATCCCAAAACAATCTTATTACGATGGAATGGCTATCTCTTTTATTACTCCTGAGAATACCAAGGGGGTTACTCTAATACATATAGACGGTATAGCTGGGACAAAGACTATTTTTGAACCAGATCCAGAAGATTTTATCAGTCTGCCGCTTTATGCTAATCAAATTGTCCGTGCAATATATAAAACCGCACAAGGAGGGTTTATAAAAGATAGGTTTGAAGTTCAAGACCCTACCATCGTGGCAGTAAATATTACGCAAGACCCTACCGAGGAAGAAATAGAAAACGGCGAGATGCCTCCTCTAATTATACCGCCTCAGAATTCTTTGGAGTATAGTGTAGACAGCATTTCTACTGGTATCAATTCTTTTTCTACTTTAAAAGAATGCATAGAAAAAATACTGTCTAATTTTCCGAGTGGTGCTGAAAGCGGGGTAAAAGTAACAATTACTATTAACAAAATATTAGATGCTAGTAGCACTTTATTTACGATAGATCGAGATTTGAGCTGGATAACATTGCGTTCTGTTAATCAGAGTATTGTTATTAATAAAGGTGGAACAAAAGGTTATATTTTTACTCAAACAAGCGGTAGATTTTTTAATTTTGAAAAAGATACTATACTTACAATTACTAATGTTGTGTTAACTGAATCAGCAACTTTTTTAAATATTTCAAATGGAAATATAATATTAAATGATCTTACTATTATTGGAGATAATTTAACATATTGTTTTAGCATGTCTCCAGCTGTAAAAATGGAGTTAACTAATTGTCATTTAAAAAATATGCGCCAACATCTATATTCGGTTGGGGCTTCAATTACTCTTACTGGTTGTACATTAAAAAATTGGCTCTTACATGCTTTATTAGTTGTACCATCAGCTAATGTGATTGTTAATTTAACTAATTGCGATCTACGTCAGAATCAAAATAGCAGCATAGAGGACATTATAACAATTACTAATACTTATTATACTAAACTTACTATTAATCAAATCAATACAAAAGCTAGATTTGGACAAAATGGCATAGAAATACAACCTAATAGTACTACTTCTCTTTTGGCGTACAATGTATCAGGCGGTCAGAATTAGTCTTGGTTGTTTAGCTTGCACTCCTTGACTTGAGTTAGTTTTTTTTGTAGAATGTTATCACGAGTGCTTGTAACACTGTCGCTGTGGGTTACCCTTCCTGAATCCAACTTATATTATGTTGGGAGTCTGTTACTATACAACAATGCTTGCGCATGAAAGTAATAGGCGTACCCACAGTACGTTACAAAACTCCCAACACCAAATATATAGAGCGTATGAGATTCATTAAGTTTGCCATAGTTTTCCTTTTTCTTATTGTTGCGTATTTGGCTCATATATTGTCAAAACTAGATGCAGATCACGTACATGAGATTGGATTAACTTTTATTGCAATAGGTTCAATGTTAGCTGGAGGAGTAAGCCTTCTCGGCTCTTTAAAAGAAGACAAAAGTGATATTATTGAAAGCAATGATGATGCTTCTATTTAATATCAATTATCTTCTTCAGGGTCAATAGTATCTTCGTAATGAACAGCTAGTATTTTGTACATCTTAATAATGTCTTGTACCATGACAATCTCAACATCAACAATATAAATTAACTCCTGCCAATCTTTTTGATACTCAGGATTATATTTTGTCATTAGAATTCTATCGCTCTCATTTTCAAATATAATTTTATGCGCTTTTTTATCAAATTTTTCAATAACTCCTTTGTCAGAGTTATTACGACTAGAACTATCTAATGTTTTTGCAAACGATGCGGACATCCAATAAAACGCTTGTTTGCGTTGCACAGAGGGTTCTGATTCTAAAAGATTTTGCTTATATTTATTGATATGATTCTGGGCTGCATTACAGGCTATATTATCATATTCCCCAACAATGATACTTGCATTATCACTATTATTAATATTAATAATAATGCTTGAGCCGATATCATTAGCAACGGGATTTATGAAATTATTTACATTATCACAGGTACGTTTTGAAGTTACAGGAACATCAGTTTTTGTTCTACCGACAAAATAATCTAATGTGCTGATTAAATGTTTACCAAAAGACAAAATAACATTAGCGTCATGCATTGCTGGTATAATTGTAGCTGCAAGATCAATAATCAATGAACCTTGTTCTAGTTTTCTTATTTCTAGCTTTCTATCTGTTTTTGTATATCCAAATTCATTCTTTACAAAAAAATCATATTCTTTTGCTAAAGCATTTAAAGAGTTAGTCAGTTCATTCAACTCTAATGGATTTTTATTGTTGATTCTAAGAGAGAGCGTATAAGTCATAAATCCTTCCTACAAAAATAAGTATATTTCAGCCTATATGAACAGTTCTAAAAACAAAATCTATAAATATTCTTTTATGCTAACTTAGAAATAATGATTTTTCAATTGTAAAATAATGCAAGTATACTTACGTTAAACAACGTATTTAGTTACAGTAAGGAATTTATGGTCTATGTGTCTCTATTATTTAGCGCATATCTATAGAGGACGTACTGCTGCTTAAAGAGATAAAGGTCATTTAACCACTTATTGGTATTGGGGCATTTTGTAACGGCACAAACTTGCGCTAATTCTTCAGCTACTTTCACACCTGCTATAGGCATTTCGGGCAAATTATACAGAGGAGTATAGTTACAACTCGTTTTTGCGCATCCGCTCAAGATTACCATCAAAATCAGTAGGCTTTGTATCTTTAGTAATTTCAATAATTTTATTCTGAACATCTATCACCTTTTGTGTCTCATTAAGCCTATTTTCGGCAATTAAATTTTTAGCTTCTAAGTCTTTGTTTTTTTTAAACAA